CAGCCTGCCTGCTGACCCAGTGTTGCGACGTGACCTCTGCGCTGTACGTCGCCGCGTGTCGTCGGGCGGGTCGCTGTCGTTCGTGCTGCCCCTCACACCGGACGGGCGGCACGCGGACTACGCCCCGGCGCTGCTGCGGCTGTCGGTGGTGGCGAGGCGCCTTGCCCGTCCGGTCGACGAGGACGCCGCGAGAGCAGAGCGAGAGAAGCGGCGACGGGCGCGGGACGAAGAGGACCAGTACGAGGCCAAGCTGCTCGAGCGCCAGGGCGCCGACTGGCGAAGGTCGAAAGGAAGCAACGCATGGCTCAGAGCATCGAACAGCTGACGGATGTTTGCGCACAGGCAGGACTGCACCTGCGACTCGAGCGCATCGGTGACCGCTACCAGGCGGCGGTGCGACCGCACCTGTCGCTGGTGGACTACGAGTCAAAGGCGGCCGTCGTCTACATCGAGGGCAACGTGGCGCCATCGCCACAAGAGGCCGTCGTGGGCGCGGTGTCCGCATTCGAGCGCAGGCAGTCGGCAGCGTCGGAGCTGACCCAGGCCAAGCTGCTGCAAAAGCAGCTCGAGTCGAGGGCGACACTGCTCCTGCGACTGCAAGGCCACGACTCGGTGAAGGCCGCCAAGATGGCCGCCGAGAAGGCCGAGCAGGAGGAGTACGACCGCAGGCTCACCAGCGACAGGCGAGGTCAGCGATGAGCTACGGGGACACCACGCGCTGGTACGAGCTGAGCGGCGAAGACCTCGCGAGGCGCACGCTGGCCATTGCGACCCGTCTGCGCAACGAAGACTCGGCGCGCCTAGAGCGGTACCGCCGCGCCATTTCGATGCACGGCAGCTTCCCGCTCGTCGGACTGCAGCCCGACGAGTTCATGCAGTCGGCGCTCGAGGGCTACAAGCCCTTGTCGGTCAACCTGGTGCGCGTCCACGTCACCACGGCGCGAGCTGACCTGATCCAGAGCAGGCCACGCCCGCAGATCGTGTCGTCTGACGGCGACTATCAGGTGCAGGAACGCAGCAAGGGACTGACCAAGTTTTCCGACGGCTCGATGTATGCGGACAAGTTCGACCGCAAGGCTCGCGCCGTCGCGTTGATGTCGGCGCTGCTCGGTGATGGGGTGCTGAAGCACCACCTGCGCGACGACCTGGCGCGCACCGAGATCGTGTTCCCGTGGGAGCTGTTCGTTGACGAGCAGGACGCCTACGACGGAGACCCGCGCTCGATGTGGCAGGTCAAGATGGTCCCGCGGTCGACCGTTGCCGCGCTGTGGCCGAAGCACCGCCGGGCCATCGACGAGCAGGCGACCGAGGCGTCGCTGTCTGGCAGCGTCGGCCGTTCGTCGGCCATTGCCGACAGGGTCAAGATCGTCGAGGCGTGGCACCTGCCAAGCGCGAAGGGGGCGAAGGACGGGCGGCACGTCATCGTGTGCGGCGATCTCGTGCTGCATGACGAGCGGTGGGACGACGCGCGCTTTCCGTTCTCGCGCCTGTCGTGGTCGGAGCCGGTGCCTGGTTTCTGGGCCACGGGCATCGCGTGGGATCTCGAGGGCGTGCAGCTCGAGATGAACGAGACGCTTGCCACCATCTCCGAATGCCGGCCCACGGTCACCCCGGTGACGTTCGTCGAGAAGGGGTCGAAGGTCGCAAAGGGCCACATCACGAACGAGGTCGGGGCGATCGTCGAGTACGTTGGCTCGCAGCCGTCGCGTGGACAGCTTGGGGACATCCCGCCGGGGCTCGTCGCTCATGCCGACTGGCTGTGGTCACGGTCGTTCCAGATCACGGGCGTGAGCGAGCTCGCTGCCGCTTCGATGAAACCGGCGGGGCTGAACAGCGGCGCCAGCTTGCGCGCGTACGCGGACATCAAGAGCGCACGCTTCTACGACTGGGGCGTCGCTTGGCAAGACCTCTACATCGACGCCGCCGAGCAGAAGATCGCGCTGATGCGGCGCGCTGCCGAGCGCAACCCGCAGCTCGACGTCGTCTATTCGGACAGGGAGCGGCGCCGCGTCGAGCGCATCAAGTGGGCCGACGTCTCGCTCGAGGAGGACAGCTATCTCGTGCAGGTCTATCCTGTGAACGCGGCGGCGACCACGCCGGCCGGCCGGCTTGCGCAGCTCGACGAGTGGATGGCGCTCGGCTACGACCCGAAGGACTACCGGCGCGTCGCCGGCTATCCCGACCTCGAGGCTGAGGTCAACCTCGAGAGCGCCGTGCGCAAAGAGCTCGAGCGCGTGCTCAGCGAGATGCTCTACGGCTCGGGGCGCTACGTAGCGCCAGAGCCGTTCTACGACCTCGCCCTGGCACGCAAGCTCGGCACCCTGCACTACCTGCAGGGGCAGACGCGCGGCGCCCCGCAAGAGCGCCTCCTGCTGCTCGTGCAGTGGATGGAGGAGGTGGCCGCGCTGCAGAAGCAGGCAGCGGCCGCCGCCGCAACTCAACCAGCTCCACCAGGCGCCCCGGAGGCGCTCCCACCTGACGGCGCTGGCGCGCCGCCCATGCCCCCGATGTGAGGACGAAGATGGCAGACGAAGCGACCACCCAACAGACCGCTCAGCAGGCAGACCAAAGCGCCCCGCCCACGCCACCGCCCTCGGCGCCCGATACGCCTCCGGCGACGCCTGCAGAGGCGCATCCAGAGACCGACAAGCAGGCGCCTGCGCCGACGCAGGACGTCGACAAGCTCTTTGCCAGCATCGCCCGGCGCAAGGCCAAGATCCGCGAGGAAAAGGCCAGCGTCGAGCGGGAGAAGGCGGCCCTCGCTGCAGAAAAGCAGGCTGTCGAGGCAGCACGCGCAGACGCGAAGCGCGCCGCCGAGCTGCAGGCCGCTCTCAACGCTGGCGACTTCGACAAGATCGAAGAGCTGCTTGGCGCGGACGCCTACGACAGGTGGACGAAGCGCAGGCTCACCGGCACGCCGTCGCCCAAGCGTGCGCCAGGCGAAAAGAGCGAGGTCGAACAGCTGCGCGAGGAGATCGCCAGGCGTGAGCAGCAGCGGGAGTTCGATGCGGCGTTCTCGCAGTTCGTCGGTGTCGCGAAAGACGAGTCGCGGTTTCCAGACCTCGCCGATATGAGCGAGCAGCAGCTGCGCGAGGAGGTGCCGTTCGCTGCCAGGACGTTGGCCGACCAGTTCGGCAGGCCGCCGACGTACGAAGAGATCGCAACGGCCATGCAAAAGGTCCAAGAGCGTCGGCTCGCCAAGCCGCGAGAGCGCTGGGGCAAGACGCTCGAGCAGCAGCTGCGGGACAAGCTGAAGGCCGAACTGCGAGCCGAGATCGAGGCCGAGCTGCGCGCCAAGGGGGCGCCCACCTCGACGCTGACCAACCGCACAGGCGACAGCGACGGTCAGCGCGCGGAGATGCCAGACGACCCCGACGCGCGGCGCGCCCTGGTGGTGAAAGGCCTTGCCGAGTACGTCGAGGCGCAAGGCATCGTCAAGCGCCGCTGATGTTTCTTGGTTGCACGACCAAGAAACACATGTAACATAGTGGCACGGTCAACAGACCGGCCCCCGCCAGCCAACGGGCCCGAATCGCGACGGGAAACGCTGAGCCGCAAGGCACGAGCGCAACCCTTCTCCCGATTCGGAGTCCCGCCCGATGGCGAACGCGACGACCACGACGCTCAATCCGCTGCTCAAGCCGATCTTCACGACGGTGCAAGAGCAGTTCTATCCGACTTCACCGCTCATCGCGCTGCTCAAGAAGAACGAGCAGTTCCAGGGTGAGCACATCCGCGTGCCCATCCGGTACGCGCCGCAGCACGGCTCGCACACCTTCAGCTACGCCAAAGCGAACAAGTACCCGTCGGGTCAGATTCGCTTCGAGGTGACCAGGGCGAAGGACTACGCGATCGGCGGCATCGAGATCGAGGCCTTGCGCGCAGCGACCGACAAGGGCGCCGTCGCCGAGGGCCTGGCCGTCGAGACCGAGGCGCTGGCCTACGCCTCCTGGCGCGCTCTCGCGCACGGCATCTACCGCAACGGCGGTGGCGCTCGCGCCCAGGTGGCCAGCGGCATGGCGTCGAACACCATCACGCTCGCGAACACCGACGACATCGTGTTCTTCGAGAAGGGCATGATGCTCGACGGCTCGGCCGCCGACGGCACCTCTGGCGCTGCGACGGTGGGCGGCACCAACGCTCGCATCGTGGCGATCGACCGCTCCGCGGGCACGCTCACCAACAGCGGCGCGAACTGGAACGCGGCGACCGGCATCAACGGCCTGCTCGCGAACTGGTACCTGTTCCGCCAGGGCGACTTCTCGAAGAGCTTGAAGGGGCTGCTCGCCTGGCTGCCTCTCACCGCGCCGACCGGCGGCGACTCGTTCTTCAACGTCGACCGCTCGGTCGACACCGTGCGTCTGGCCGGCAACCGCGTGGCTGCGAAGGCGTCGATCGAGTCGACGCTGCTCGAGGGCATGCGGGTGACCTTCCGCGAGGGCGGGATGTGCTCGCACGTCTTCGTCAACCCGCTCCGCTTCGCCGAACTGGTCGAGTCGCTGGGCTCGAAGGTCCAGTACCAGAACGTGCAGTCGCCCGACGTGCCCAAGATCGGCTTCAAGGCCGTGACCATCGTCGGTCAGAACGGCGAGGCGAAGGTGGTCTCCGACCCCAACTGCCCCACCGGCTACGCGTTCGGCCTCAAGCTCGACGAGTGGGAGCTCGCGAGCCTCGGCCCGCTGGTCGCCGTGCAGGACGACGACGGCAACAAGATGCTCCGCGACAGCGACGACGACTCGGTCGAGCTTCGCATCGGGTCGTACCGCAACCTCATCTGCAAGAAGCCTGGCTACAACTTCGTGGCCACGCTGCCGGTGTGATCCATGGCGCGCGGAGCACACGAGCGCTATCCGGAGATGTCGGCCTCCAAAGAGGAGGTCACCTTCTCCGCTGTCGTGACGTGCGCCGGGGCTTTCCCCGGCACCGTCGCAACCTTCCTCAGCGACCCCGCCCAGGGCATCACCGCACGGTTCGCTCTCGCGAGCGTTCTCGAGCTGGTGCTGCCCTTCAAGATCGCGAAGGACAACGGTGTGCAGGTCACGCTGCGCCCCGGCACCGCCGACCCCGATGGGCTGTGCGTTCACGCCAAGACGTACACCGACGTCACCTCGCCGTACCACACGGTGGTGCAGATCAGGTTGACGGACGGCGCCACCAAGGCGGCGACGGCATGGGACACGTTCGGCTGCAACGTGACCGTCAAAGCGCAGAGGGTCGACGTCCGATGAAGGGCGGCCTTGCGCTGCTCATGCCCGCTGTCGCGAAAGAGATGGCGGGCAAGGGCGAAGACGACGACGAGGCCGAGGGCGACAGCCCAGAGCCGACCGAAGAGATGGTCGCAGCCGCTGGCACGGTTCGCGCCGCTCTGAAGGGCAACGACGACAAGGCGCTCGCCAAGGCGCTGCGCCTGTTCATGTACTGCTGCGAAGAGGAGTAATCCGACATGCCGGTCACCATCACGAGGTCGTCGATCGTCACGAGGGCCCGTGAGGCGGCCGGCATGGAGTCGTCAGCGTTCGTCACGTCGAGCGAGCTGAACACGCTCTCCGACGTGTTCATGCGCGAGCTCTACGACAAGCTCGTCGCTGCGAGGGGGCAGGAGTACTACCGCAAGAGCTGTGAGAACAACCTCACGGCCGGCACGTGGCTGTACGTCCTGCCCTACGATTTCATGGAGCTGCTCGGCGTGGCGGCGAACGAGAGCGCGTGCGCCACGGTGTCCGCAGAGCAGTTCGCAGCTGGCACCGCAGACCCTGGCAGCGGGTGGCAACTGCTGCGCCCGTTCATGGTGGGCGAGCTGCCGGAGCTGATGAACCGCAACGGGGCCCACCCGTTCGAGACGCGCTATCGCCTCACCGGACAGGTCAGCACGGGCCGTGTGTCCAACCAGGCGGCGGACCTGATCGAGTTCCGGCCGACGCCCAAGCAGTCGTTCGCCGTGCGCATCGAGTACGTCCCGACCTGCGTCTACGCGGAGTCTGGAGGCGAGCGCTACTACAGCGGCGTCGACGGGTGGGAGGAGTACGCGGTCCTCAAGATGGCCATGAGGATGCTCGGCAAGCAGGAGTCGAGCACGTCCCACCTGCAGCGCGACCTGGACGACCTCAACAAGCGCATCGACGCTCTCGCTGCTGCTCGAGACGCAGGTGCTCCCGAGCGCATGGTGATGGTCCGCCCGTCGGCGCTCGAGCGCAGCCTGCGCAGGCGGTTCCCGTGACCAGCCCGACGAGCAGGGCGCGCATCAACGCCAAGCGGACCGGCGACAAGGCGGCCGACGACGCGCTCATCGCGCTCGGCGCCGACATCACAGAGGCGCTGCAGACCCCTCTCCTCGACGCCAGGTTTGTCGAGGTGGCCGCGCAGAACGGCTATCTGGACGGAACCTTCTCGCGTCGCTTCAACTACGCAACCCCCTCGACGCTCGACGTCGCGCTGAAAGCGGGCGTCGGCAACGTGCTGCCTCACCGGCTCGGCCGGGCGGCGCGTGGCTACGTGGTGGTCGCGAGAGACGCCAACGCGGCCGTGTGGAACGTCGGCGCGGTCAATGCCGACAGCAAGACGATCACCTTCAACTGCAGCGCCGACGTCACGGTGCGCCTGGTGGTGTTCTGATGGCTCTGCAGACCCAGCTGCTCGACGTGCCCATCACGGGCGGGCTCGCCCAGCACGTCGACGATCGCGTCGTCGAGCCGGGGTCGTTCATCGACCTGCGCAACGTCCAGTACACGAAGCGCGGCAGGCTCGTGAAGCGCCGCGGGTACGACGTCGAGTTGCCCAACGTGACCGGCACGTCGGTCACTGGGGGCAAAGACTCGTTCGCCCGCCGAGGCCTCGAGCTGCTGGCGGTGCAGACGGAGAGCGTCGGCACCCTGCCGTTGCAGACAGAACGGTGGCTCTCGACGTACAGCGAGGCGGAGGCGGGGTGGAAGGGGCAGGACACCGTCTGTCCGTTCACGGTCTCGCGTTCGTCGCTCGCGAGGTCGCAGACGAGGCTGCACAACCCTCACGTCGTGCGTACCAACGGGCGGCTGCTCGTGTTCTGGGTCTCGCCCGGCATCGCTGGCGGCAGCAGCTGCTACGGCAAGGTGCTCGACGAGACGACGGGCGCCGTGATCGTGCCAGAGAAAGAGCTCATCGCCGACGCGGTGCAGATCGTCGCGTTCGAGCAGGTGGCCGGCATCGCCACGGTCGTCTACGTCGACAACCGCACGTTTCACGTCAAGGCGTGCTGGGTCGAAGGCGACCTCGCGACGGTGGGCGGGACGACCATCCTGTCTCCTCCGTTCGTCAATGCGTACAGCATCGACGCTGTGCGCATATCCGACTCGCAGCTGTTCGTCGGGTATCTCGACGTCGCTCTCGCTGCCTCGCTCATCAACGTGGGCAAGTGGCAGTACAACGCTGGTGGCAACTACACAGCGGTGGGCGTCGGATTCACCACGGGCCCATCGGCGAGTCCGGTTGGCATCTCGCTCTCGTACGCCGGCGGCGCCACGCCCCGCATCCTCGTCTGCTTTGGCGACAACGGCACCCTGCGAGCGCAGGCGTTCAACGCCGCGACGTACATCAACACCTGGGCCGCTGCGGCGGACACGTACATCACGCTGTCGGCGCTCGGCTGCTACCTGCACACCGACGCCAGCGCCTACGTGACGTGGTTCGGCACGAACGTGGCGGATGAAGACCAGACCGCATGCATCCCCATCTCGGCGGCGGGCGTTGCTGGCACCTCGCGGCGCAGGCACCGGACGGCCATCGTGACGCGGCCGTGGCTGTCGACGACGGGGCTCGCTCACTGGGGCGCCGACGTGTGGCAGCGCGGGCGCAGCGACGTGCAGGCGTGCCATGGCGTCTGGGTCTACTCGGGCACCTTCGACGAGCACGTCGACCTGGTGGGCGCCTGCTGCGAGGCAGAGGCGTTTCCCTCCTACGTGGCCTCAGGTTGGTGGGAGCCCCTGCCCGCCGCACTGGTGGGCCCCTCGAGCACGCAGCGCATCTATCCGAAGAGCATCGTGCAGACGAAGGGCGCGGCCATCGGTGACACGGGCCTCGGTCTCGACCTGCTCACGCTCGACTCGGCGGCGCAGCAGAGCGGCCTGCACCGCTACGCGGAGGCGCAGGGCTGCACCGTGCTCACGGGCGCGCTCACGAGCTGGTACGACGGCCAAGGCGTCTGCGAACTGGGGTTTCTGCAGGTGCCAGAGGTCAAAATCGCCACCGAAGTGCTCGGCGCTGGGTCGATCGCCGCCGGCACCTACCTCTACCGCACGACCTACGAGTGGGTCGACGCGCAGGGCAACAGGCACGAGAGCGAGCCGAGCGAGGTCGTGACCGTCGTGGCGGCGGGGCCGACGAGCGCCGTCGACCTGCAGTGCCTGCAGCTGCCAGCGACGCGCAAGGGTCAGTACTACGACGGAGAGCGGCGAGACCCGGCCATCGTGGTCTATCGGACAATCGCGGGCGGCACGGTCTTCTACCGCGCCACCAGCCGCATCACTGGCGGCAACCGCACCAACCGCACCAACTTTGCGCTGACCATTCGAGACACCCTCTCCGACGCGCAGCTCACCGCTCTCGGGTACGGATTCCTGTACACCGACAGCGGGCTGCTCCCGTCGCAGGGATGGGGCGCAACGCGCTCGGTCGTCTCGCACAAGAACCGCCTCTGGGCGGTCTCTTCCGACGACCCGGCGACCATCTACTACTCGAGCGAGTACCTGCGCGGAGAGCCGCCACAGTGGTCGGCTGAGCGCGTCGTGCGCATCGAGGACGCGACCGACGGTGTCACCGCGCTGGCGTCGCTCGACCAGTACCTCGTGGTATTCACCCCGACGCGCACCTACGTCATCGCGGGCGACGGCCCCAACAACCAGGGGGCCGGTGCGTTCCAGCAGCCGACGCTCGTGTCGAGGTTCGCGGGCTGCGTTGATGCACGCTCGGTCGCCTCGACGCAGATTGGCGTGCTCTTCTATTCGGAGAGCGGATACAAGCTGCTGACGTCTTCGGTCACCATCGAAGACGTGGGCGCCCCGGTGCAGGACACCGTCGAGGCGCTGCCCATCTGCCTCGGCGCGACGGTCGACGAGCAGCTGCAACGGGTCTACTGGCTCGTCACCGACGGCAACGCGAACAACAACCAGGTGCTGGTGTTCGATTACCGGTTTGGCGCCTGGTACCGCTGGACGTTCAGCGGCGAGTACCAGCCGACGGCGCACACCTACCACGACGGGAGGCACATCGTGGCCGACGACGCCGGTGTGTGGGCCAACGGCGGACAGACGGACCACGGCGGCGTGTGGGTGACGTCGCTCGTGCGAACGCCGTGGCTCAGGCTCGGAGCGCTCGAGGGATTCGCTCGCTGCAGGCACGTCGTGGTCACCGGCAAGAAGCTCGAGGACTGCAACGTCACGGTGAGCGTCGAGCGGGACTACGGGTCAGCGACGGACGACACCGTGTTTGACCTCGGGCCAGCGACGACGCTCGTGACGCCCGACGTCCTGAAGCTCGACAAACACGTCGCCCAGCAGACTGCCGCGTCGTTTCGCGTCTCGATAGCAGACAGCGCGCACGACGACGGAGTGATGAGCGGCGCCGACCAGCCTGCGGGCATCGAGCTCGCGGGCATCACCGTCGAGTTGGGCATCAAGCCGGGCCGCAACAAGATCGCCACCCAGAACCGTCAGTGAGGAATCATGGTCGCACCTCTCATCATCGCAGGAGCAGCAGCAGCGGGGGCGGGTCTCATCGGCGGGGCCATGTCGGGCGCCATGGGCACCGGCGACCACGTCGACCCGTACGCCGTCAACCAAAGCGCCTACACCTACGGCGGCAGCGTCGAAGAGCAGGAGCTCGAGCGACGCAGGCTGCGTGCGTTGCAGCAGGGCGCAGAGCTGCGCTCAGCGCAGCAGGCGGACTACAGCGGGCTCGCGGGCGTCAACGACCGCCGCGCATTCCTGGCTGGCGAGTACGAGGCGGCCATTCGCGGCCAGCGCCCCAGCGTGGCCGAACTGCAACTGCAGCAGGCACAGGACGCGAGCGCGTCGCAGGCGCTCAACCTCGCGGCCTCTGCTCGAGGGGGCGTCGGCGCGCAGATGGCGGCGCAGCGACAGGCGCAGCAGCAGAACGCGCTCGCGCAGCAGCGCACCAACCAGCAGGCCGCGCAGCTTCGGGCGGACGAGCAGGCGAGGGCCAGGGGTGAGGCCAGCGCGCTCTACACGCAACAGGCTGGCGAGACGATGCAGCAGCAGGAGTTCAACACGCGAATGCGCGCCGAGCAGACGCAGATGAACGACGCTCGCAGCAACGCGCTGCTCGGCTACCAGCAGCAGCAGCAGCGCGACATCATGGCCGGCACGATGGCCGCCGAGGATGCCAGGCGGCAGGCCTACCAGGACGCGACGCGCACCAACGTCGAGATCGACGAGGCGGGCCGCAAACGCAAACAGGCGTTCTGGGGCGGATTGCTCGGTGGCGGCGGCTCCGCTCTCGCGATGGGGGCACGCTGATGGCCGGCCTCCGGTGGAACGCCTACGTCCGCACCAAGGGCGGCGGCTACAGGTTCTGGAACAGCGAGACGGGCGACGAGCAGGAGGTGGCGGACACGCCGGCCGCTGCGAACGAGGCGATGCGCATCAACAGCGCGAACCTCCCATCATCGGCGCCGGTCGCATCGGCTGGCGCCGGTGGGGCTCCGGGCGCCGCTGCTCCGCTCCCCGCTGGCGCTGGCGGTGCGCCACAAGCTGCGCCGGTGATGGTCACGACGTTGGCCCCAGCACCGGACGCCCCGGCCGACCAGGGCGCCCAGGGAGCCCCGGCAGTGACGCCCCCGCCGGCCCCGGCGCCTGTGGCCCCCGCCGCGCCTCCTCCGCTGGCCCCCACGGCTGCGCAGATGGGCGCCGCTGGCGCGCCCGCCCCTCGCCCCGTCGGCGCCCCGCCTCGCCCCGTGTCGGGGCCAGCAGGCGGCCCACCGCCCAAGCCGCGAGAGCCGCCCATGGTGTTGAAGGGCAGGAGCATCACCCGTGAGGGCATGATGCTGCCTGGCACGATCGACGCGCAGAGCGCGGCTGCGGAAGCCGAGGCCGGCGCGAAGGTCGAAGGCGTCGAGGCGAAGGCGAGTCGCGGGCAACTCGAGGCCGACATCGTCGGCAAGGCCTCGGAGATCGAGAAGGGTTACGGGCTGCAGAACGCAGAGACCCGGCAGAAGGGCCTCCTCGCCTACGACAACATGCTGCGTGCGAGGGCGCGGCTGCTTCAAGACGTCGAAGAGTCGAAGATCGACAGCGGTCGGTTCTGGAAGAACGCGGAGGCCGCAGGTCAAGCGGCAGCCGGTCTCGGCATCATCGCGGGGTCGATCGGTGCTGCGATGACCGGCAACGGTGCGCGCAACCTGGCGCTCGAGACGATCGAGCGAGCCATCGATCGCGACGTGCAAGAGCAGGTCGCCGACATCGACAAGAAGAGGTACCAAGCCACCGAGCTCACGAAGTTCGGCGAGGACGTTCGGCGGTTCTGGGGCGAGGACAAGATCGCCGTCAGCAACGAACTGCGCGCGGCGCACCTTGGCGAGCAGGCGAGGGCTGCGGAAGCTCTGGCCAAGATCACCACCGACAAAGAGAAGTCGGCGCAGTACGCCGCGATCGGGGCTGAACTGAAGCGCAAGCAAGCGGACCTGCTCGCCGCCAACGACGGCAAGGTCAAGGTCAGCGAGACGTTCGGGCCTCCCGCCCCCGTCGGCGGCGGCGCGCCGAAGAAGAAGCCGCAGCCGTACGCCATCATCGGCGGACAGATCATCCCGCTTCGCCCAGGCATGAGCGAGGCGGACGTCACGAAGATGTCGACTGTTGCGATGGCCGCCGCGAACGCAAAGCGAGCGCTGCACCAGGCCAAAGCGGAGTTCCAGAAGGCGGCCCTCGGCACGGTGTCACCTGACGCGGCTATCCAGAAGGCGCGCACGCTGATGATGATGGCCGCTGTCGACGGCACGACCGCGCAGTTTCAGGGCCAGGCAACCGAGGGCAACATCAAGGCCTGGGAGGACAAGGTCTACAAGATCAACGGTGAGGAGTCGGTCGACGCCTTCATCGAGAGCATGGACCGTGCGGAGGCCGGGCTTGTTCAGCAGTTCGCACTGCGAGACCAGGACCAGGTTGACGCGACGACCGAGGCGCACCTCGCTCGCCAGCGAGGCGGCCGGTGACGCAGGGCGCTCCGCTCCCGACGCTCGAGGCGCTCGACGCGCTCGACGCAGCAGCCGCTGCGCCGCCAGCGCAGGGCGCCGCGCCGGCAGCTCCGCCACCGGAGACGATCACCGTCGTCGACGCGCAGGGTCGCGCTCTGCAGGCCCCTCCGGGGGAGGCCGAGGCGCTGCTCAAGAGCGGGCAGTTCGGCCTTGCTGGTGGGCAGGACGTGGTGCTCGACGACGGGGCCGGCGGCCTGCGTGTCGTCAGCGCGGAGGAGGCGGCCAGAGCGTTCGCCACGCCAGAGGGCGCGCTGCTGCGCATCGGCTCTCGTGCTGCGTTCGCCGAGCAAGAGCTGGCGAAGGAGTACCAGGGCATCGGCGCGGGGCTCAGGGCCGCAGCGGCTGGCGCTGCTCGAGGCCTCACGTTCGGCACCAGCGACGTGGTGCTCGGCGCCGACGAGGAGGTGCGGCAGGAGCTTGCCAACCTGCAGCGCTACAGGCCCGGGGCGTCTACGGCCGGCGAGCTCGCGGGCGCTGTCGCGCCGGCGCTGCTGACCGGCGGCACGTCGGCAGAGGCGTCGATCGCAGCCCGTGCAGCGCGAGGCGCCACGGCCCTCTCACGTGGTGTCGCCACGGGCGCAGAGGCGGTCGGCGCTGTCGCGTCGCGAGGTGTTGCGCGTGCCGCTGGTGAGGGCCTGCTCTCGCGCGCTGCTGGGCAGGCGGCGCGGTTTGGCGTCGAGGGCGCAGCGCAGGCTGCGGGCACCGAGGTGTCGCGCGCGGCGCTCGCCAACGAAGAGCTGCAGGCCGAGAAAATCATGGCCGCTGCGGGGCACGGGTTCCTCTGGGGCGCGGCTGGTGGGGCTGCCCTCGCAGGGGTCGGCGCCGTGGCGCAGAAGGCAACCGGCGCTGCTCTCGACGCCGCGACAGGTGCGGGCGAGGCGATGGCCGGGCGCGCCAGTGCGCGTGAGGCGAGCACGCTGGCCGAGAAGGCCACCAAGCTCGCCGACACGCTCTCGCCTGGGGGCCTCGAGGCCTACGCCGAGAGCAAGGTGCTGAAGGGCACGGGGGCAGGCAAGACAGCCCTGAAAGAGCTGTCCGAACAGCCGGCCCACATCCGGCAGAAGATGGTCGATCAGATCCGTGAGCAGCTGCCGGAGCTGCTGGGCAAACAAGAGGGCGCGGTGCTCTCGAAGATGGATGCCGCCGAGGCTGCGGCGCGCAACGCGGACAGGTGGGGCAAGCGTGTCGGCGACGCGCTCGACCAGCTCGACGCCCTCGGCACGGTGCGCCCCGACGTGGGCAAGGTTGTCGAGACGGCACGCAAAGAGGTGCTCGAGAAGCTCACGGCCAACCCGTTCTTGAAGGCCGAGGCGAAGCAGGTGGGCGTGCTCATCGACGCGCTCGAGCAGGGCGCCACGGGCGGAGGGTTCCGCGACCTGCACGCAGCTCGCCGCGCTCTCGACGAGTCGATCTCGTGGGGCAGCGACGTCGCCAGCGCGAAGGCAAAAAAGCAGCTACGCACGCTCATCGAGACGGAGATCGAGCAGGCTGCGCAGAAGGCCGGGGCGGATGTTGGCGCGGCCTACAAGGTCGCGAAGGACGAGTACCGGGCGGCGGTCAACCTTCGCGAGGCAACGTCAGTGGGCGCCGAGCGAGAGGCCGGCAACGCGACGTTCGGTTTCTCCGAGCAGGTCACCGGCGGCGCGGCTGCCAACGTCGGCGCGCAGATCGGCACCGCCGTCGCGGGGCCCGTGGGCGGATTCGTCGGCGGGGCGCTCGGCGGACTGGTCGGAGCCTACGGCTCGAACCTGCGCAAGCGGTTCGGCGACCAGCTGATGGGCGAGCTGCTCACCCGCGCGGCGAAGGGCGACGTGGTGAGCGCGCTGGCCTCGGGCGTCGACGACGTGATGGGCGCACGCCTCGCCAAATTCTTCAACACCTCGACGCCCCCCGCGACCTTCGCCGCACGCGTCGGCACCAGGGCCGCGGCCGAGGTGGCAGACCAGGTGAGCAAGCGCGAGGAGCGCAAGAAGGCCGCGTCGCCCTCGGACACGAGGCGCGAGTTCGCGCAGGCTCGGGCGACCGTGCAAGCGGCGGCTGCCTCGACGCCTGCCGCGACAGCGCGCACCGTCGCAGGCCTCGAGCAAGTCTCGCCGTCGCTCGCGGCGAAGACCGCTGCCGTGAGCCAGCGCGCCGTGACCTTCCTGCAGGCGAAGGTGCCCACGCCGCAGGCCCCGGCGCAGACGCTCACGCCGCAGTTCTCTCGCAACGAGGTGAGCGCAACCGAACAGGCGAAGTTTCTCCGCTACTACCGCGCGGTCGACGACCCGACCTCGGTGCTCGAAGACCTCGAGCGCGGCGAGCTGTCGCGAGAGGGCGTCGAGGCGCTACGCGTCGTCTATCCGCACACCTACCAGCAGCTCCAGGCGGCCGTGACCGACGGGCTCACGCAACTCGACAAGCCGCTGTCGTGGGAGCAGGGCAAGCAGCTCTCGCTGCTGCTCGGCGTGCCCGCCAGGCCGGCGTTCTCGGCCGAGTTCATCGCCTCGCAGCAGGCTTCCTTTGAGCCTCTGCCGCCCGACGCCCCGCCAGCCCGACCCCCCTCACGAAACGTCGACACCGCGCGTCTGTACGCGCTGCCAGGAGAAGAGCCGTGACCCTCGCAAGCCTGACCCCCAAGTCATCGATCCAAGGCGACGCCGTTCTGAAAGCGAACGACACGGCGGGCGCGCGCAGCGACACCGTCAACCTGAAACGCCCGGCTGTCGGGATTCACGCGCTTGCTGCCGGCAGCGTCAAGATCCTCGACGCGAAGGGCAACGCCTCGACGCTCTACCTCACGCAGGGGGGCACCGTGTCGGTGGTGATCGTGCGCGTCTACGACACGGGCACGACGGTGGCGAACGCCAACCTCGTGCTCTTCTTTCAGGAGTGAGCGGTGGCCCTCCTCCCACCCATCCTCGCGAGGCCGTTTTCGGCCGGCAAGGGGGCCGCCCCCGACACGCGCGACCTGAAGGTGGTCTGCGCAGGGAACAGCCTCACTGTCGGATATGGCACGGCCACGCCGTGGCCCGACATGCTCGATGACCAGCTCAACGCGGGCGGCAAGACCACCACGGTGGTCAATGCCGGGCACTCGGGCGAGGGCACAGACCAGCTCGCCACGCGCATCGCGACCGAGATCGACACCGAATACGACGGCACGAAGGCCTGCGTGCTCGTGCTGCAGGAGGTGCTGAACGACCTCGCGTGGGACTCGACCACCGCAGCCACGGCCTACCAGCACGTGATCGACTACGTCGATGCGCTGGCGGACAGCGGTTGGTACGTGATCGTGCTCACGCCGACCCCCGCACAGGGCGCCGGGATGTCGGGCACCTACGAGACGCGCAGGCAGGATTTTCTGGCCCTCGTCGCGGCAGACCCGACCTTCTCTGGCCGCGTCGACGCCATCGTCGACACGGGGAACGACCCGAGGCTCGCAGACCCCACCAACGCCTATTGGTACAACGCGGATCTCATCCACTTTCACACGCGAACGAACGGCCTCGTCGCAGCCGACGTCATCCTGGCTATCCGTTCGCTGCTCCCCGCCGTCGCTGCGAGCATCGCCCACGCGCCCTACCCATGCCCCGTCCTCGACGCTGCGAGCGGCCTGCAGGATGCGGGGGGCGCCTGGCCCGACAACGCCGAGACCATCGCGACGTGGGTGCCTCTCGTCAGCGTCGAGGCCACGGGAAATTTCGTCCAGGCCACCGACGCGAACAGGCCCATTTACGATGCCGCGAGCGAGTCTGTCTCGCTCACCACCTCGCAGCGCCTGGCCAGCGGGAGCGCCATCACCACCAGCACGCACTACACGCTCGCTGGGCGCGTGAAGCTCACGACGACCGGTGTTCTGATGTCGCACGCTGGCACGGGGTCGACGGACGTCAGGTTTTACACGAGCGAGGGCACGGGAACGTTCGCGCTGTACGCATACGACGGCTCGCACGGCTCGCTGAAGACGATGCCCGCGGGCACGCTGTCAGACGATGCGTGGCACACGTTCGTCGCTGTCTGCGACGGCACCGACGGCTCGCACCGGCTCTACGTCGATGGCAGCGAGGTGACCCTCTCGACGTACTCGGGCTGGAACGGAGACCCCCATGCCGCTGGCACAGGCACGCTGTCGCTGTTCGGTACGGGAGACTCGAACGGCGTCGCCGGCAAGGTGAAAGCTCTCGTCAAAAGCCCCGTGCCCGTGAACGCCGCAGAGAGAGCCGCGCTCGAGGCTGCGCTGAGCGCACTGTGAGGTGAGGAGATGGACGAAACAATCGTTTACCTGTCAGCAAAGGGAGCTTGGTTGCTCGCCTGGGCGAAGGCGCATCCGACCGAGACCGCGCTGATCGCGAGCGCCGTGGTCAACACGGCGCTGCGACGCAAAACGGCCGAAGAGTGGGTCGCTCTCGCCGAAAGAAGGCCGGTGCTCGCATTCGCGCTCGGCCTTGTCCGCGACCTGGGCGTCGACCCTGCGTCGGCGCTGCGGCGAGGTCAGACGGTGCTAAACGCGCTTGCCCTCACCAGCGCCTCGAGCGTGCTGCGTCGCCTGCTTGGAGACGCGCCGCCCTCGGACAACGGCCCCCCCACGCCTCGCAGTGAGGAGAAGAAGCCATGATGCCGAGGGATA